AAAAAAGTACCCGTCAGCGTGACCACGTTGCCAGAGGTGCCCGTGACAGTCCACTTGCCAAAGGTCTGGGTGGTGGAACCAAAATCTATAGTGTGTGCAACGGTCTTGGTCGAGGCAAGCTCGGTAAATTGGTTGTTGCCGGTAATGGTGGTAGTAGATGTGCCGGTGGTGCCCCCGATGGTGAGCTTGTTGTAGGACAGACCTGCGCCCGCAAATGTGCGAGGGTTTATACTGCTGTCAGACAGAACGATGTTGGCGGAATCTTTATACCATGTGGCGTTTGTTAAATCAGTGATACTCCATAAAGTAGGTCCTATTCCAGTAAGAGTCCAAGTACCCGTCCCCATTTTTATTACTCGAATACTTTGTCCACCCGATGCAACATTTCCTGCTGTAACATTATATGTTTTTGCATCAAATGTTCCGCCATTGAAACCTATATTTTTATCAGATGCTACAATAAGAGCATCTGTTAATTCTATAGTTGAATTTGGTCGTCCAGTAAACTCAAGTGGGAATGAAAACTGCACGCCGTTACTTGTTATAGTTTGTGCTCCAATTGTATTCAAGTTCATTTGAGCATTTGATGCAACAATTGATAGGCCTGTTCCTGACTTCCAACTACCATACAATACGGGAGCCAAAACATTAGTATTCGTATTTAATGACATAGGATTAGTTCGACTAGAAGCATCAAATGTACCAAGATTCCAGCGTGAAGCATTTATTACTACCGTACCAACAGCTCCTGAATTGTCAAACACTGCCGTATCTTGTGCCAACGGGAAGTTGTTGATGTTCGGCGTTCCACCAGATCCCGGTGCCCAAGCCGTAGCACTCCAGTTTTGAGTTCCGGCAAGATTCCAATAAACGGTCTTTGAAGCCGGGAACGTGATCCCAGAGTTCCCACCGCAGTCACCTGCTCGGGTGGGCGATGATCCTGCTGCTGCTCCAGCAATCGTAATGTCGCGGAAGTCGCAGTCTGTTGCGGATAGGGTGCCTACAGTGAGAGTGCGGGTGGTGCCAAGGGTGCCAGAACGGACAAACATGCGACGGACTGCTGTGGCTCCAGCGACGGTTAAGGTGCCGGTGATGGTAACGCTTGAAGACAACGCCAAAGTTCTGATGCCCGCTGCGCTTGGAGCGGTTACCGATAAACTATTAAATGTTATCGCTCCGCTTAAAGTAATCGTTCCAGTTCCAGCAGTAGAAAACGTAACGTCGTAAAAAGTTTGAGCGCCTGCGCTTATACCGTTGGCGGATGCATTTGTGAAGTTTATGGTTGATGTGTCCGCATTAAAAGTTATATTGTCGCCAGTTGTGGAAGGCGCAGCAGTCCCAGATAAAGTTATTGTACTACTGCCTAACGTAATTGTTCTGACATTGTTATTACTAGACGACAGCACACTAGCCGTGACGTTGTAGTTCTTCGTATCAAACGTGCCGTTGGTGACGGTGAGGTTATTGCCTCCGATATTAAGCGCATCTGCAAGCTCAACAGAGCCGCCGTAGGAATCGACAGTAATGTTGACCGGCGTGCCGAAAGTTTTACCGGCGCTTGTGATGGTTTGCGTGTTCCGTCCAGAGAACGTCAGCGTCCCGGAGCCAGCTATTGCCGTACCAGAGCCGTTCTTCCAATCCCCATAGATGGTGTACGTCCCAACACTCAGCGTCATGGCGTTGGTTCGACCGGACATATCCACCGTCCCTGTGTAAGGAACAGCAGAGTTCAACGTAATTGTCGCACTGGTGTTTAGCCCAGTATTTTCAATGACGGCTGTGTCTTGGGCTAACGGGAAGTTATCAGTACTAACTGCTCCTCCAGAAGACGCAGCCCAGGCATTAGCAGACCAATTGCCGCCAGCAGCAAGGTTCCAGTACACCGTCTTAGGCGTATCAAACGTGATCCCTCGGCATCCACGCAGATTTCCGATCCGCGTACCAGAGATCGGCGCAGCAGTGCCAACAACGTAAATATCACGGAAGTCTGCGTCTGTCAGACTCGGGGTGGAGTTGATGGTGAGCGTATGAGCGATGCCGTAGGTGGCTCCACGGAACAATACGCGGCGACTGCCTACTGTGCTAATGGTAGAAAAGGTGCCGTTAATGATTTGAGGAGCATTAAAAGTAAACTCAAAATATCCTGCGGTTGAGGGAACGGCTGTGCTTAGGTTATTAAAAGTATTTGCGCCTCTAACTTCTTTTATACCACCTAATGAAGAGAAACTACTAAATGTTACATTGTAAAACGTTAGCCCTCCACTGGCGATGATTGCGTTCCTGTCTGTTAAATCAATTGTTGAAGTGCCAGCGTTAAATGTTAAATTTGTAATTGTGCCAAGTTGTAAAGCCCCTAATCCACTCCCTTGACTAAGGGTAATGGTACTGCTTCCTAAGTTAATTGTTCTAGTATTGGAATTAGATGAAACTAACGCGTAACCCGTGACATTATAATTTGCTGTATCAAAGGTTCCTCGTGTGATGGTTAATGCGTTAAGACCCGTAATGGTTAACGCATCCCCAAGCGTTACAGTAATTCCAGCGCCGTTGATTATAATTTCACGAAGCGATTTACCACCGCTTGTCAGGGTACCCGTACCGTTAAACGTGGTCGTCCCAGCATACGTCAGTGTCATCCCGGCAACCAAAGTCAGCGATCCTGAAATGGTCAGTGCTGGGGTAGAAGCTCCGGCGAGAGTGCCGGTATAACCTGTGCAGTTGATAGACTTCGCTACGCGAGAGCCTGAGATCGTGCAGTTGGCTGAGGTGGCATCAAAGAAAACATCGTCCGCAGCAGTCGGAACAGCAGCACCCGTCGCACCGCCAGCCGTGTCTGCCCACTTAGAGCCAGCAGTGGCATCCCACAAATCCGTGGATAGGCCGCGCCAATACCTGTCGGCCATCTTTACACCTTCACATACCAGACGCCATCGATTTCAACGAGTTTAGCTCCAGAGGGCGGGACTCCTTCTAGCTTTTGATAGACCTCACCACCAATCTCCTTGGTGGTTTCCGGCTGTTCTACGGGCGGTGCAGTGACGACAGCAATCCAGTTGTCCCGGCGCTGTTCTTTCATCGCCTGAATCTCTGCCTCGGTGAACGTATGATCTTCCGGCAAGTGCAAAGCGTCAGCGAACTTGCCATGCGGCGTCTGAAACTCGAAGTCAATCTTGATCATGCCAACCTCATAAACAAACACCCGCCGTAGCGGGTGTAATTGCGCTACACCAAATTAAGCTGCATCGAGTGAGAACGTGTACGTCACATTGAGTGTATCGCCCGATACTACACTTCGATCTCCCGGAGACTGGAAGTCAGAGGCGGAAAACAGAATACCCGTCGTACCGCCTTTAGTATTGTTTGAAGTCAAGAACGCACCACCAATCGTAGCTGTTGCGTTAATATTAAACGAAGCAGGAGAGGCGGAATTAGTAATTACTGAAGGATCAGCAGTCGTCGCAGCGGCAAATGTAGCAGTAGGACGATTCGCGTTACTATATCCAGTCTCCTCAGTCCAACCCGCATGAGATGCCATCGTATCTCCAGCAGCGGGGTTGTTTGATGACGCTGCGCCGTACAAGCCAATATACCAAGCAGCAGAATACGTCACACCCGTGAAGTACTTGTCGTTCATGTCCTTGAGACCCACGTTCACCACGAGGTTCTTGGACTCTGCTTCCCACTTAAGCTTGCCATCAGCACCAAAGCATTGAATCGCAAACCTACCACCTGCTTTAACTTGTTCGGTCGGATGAACATGCCGCTCCACGGATGCGGTAACGATGTCCGTCGATTTAGCTTTTTCAAGAGACATGATTAACTCCTAACTGACACGGACAACGGCATCCGTTGGATTATTGAAAGGGAATTGTATTTGGAAGTTCCCACTTGAAGTGGTTTTTACTTCATCAAATACAAAAACAGCGACAGCCCGATTGGCCTTAGATGAATTGTAGATCAATGCACCACGAGCTGTAAAACTGGAAGCCGCCCAAGTGGTATCTGAAAAATCTACAAACGCAATCCCTTGTGAGAGAGAAACGGTTGCACCAGCCAACGTATTCCCACCGGCTGTATAACCAGAACCAGACGCTTCATTCGACGTGGTATAGACCGTTGTCGCCGGTCCCAAAGTAGCAGACTCGGTATAGAGAGCGATCTTAAACGTGTCAGTCGTAAAATCGTGGATGCCTTTAAGAAGTTCTTCCTTAAAGCTGTTGCACATTCCAGCGGTCAGCATCATTTCACCTCAATTCTGACCTGACCATCACGATAAGCATCCATACGCTGCTTACCATCGCCAAGTTGTTTAAGGAGCAGAATGGCTTGGGAGTACATGGTCTCATACAACTGAACTTGTTCCTGTTCACCCTTCATGAACCGGATACCCTCCATCAACACACCGTTCAAGAGGGCAGTATCAAAATTATCACCTAACCACGTCTGACCGGTGGAGACAATACTGGCAGGGTAGTAATAATAGTGCAGCTCAACCGGGTAGGCTTGATCGGGCGTGGGGCCTAAAATGAACGTAAGCTCGTTAGAGTCCTCAGTTGCAGGGCCATCCT